CGGTAAAGGCTGCCATTTACTTCATTGGTCTTGAACGAGTTTGGAATGAAATTGCATAGATATTGCTGACGTTCCCCCTGATCAATCACCAGATCCGCATAAAATGAGGCTGGTTTATTCTGGTAGACCCGCCAGAACGCCATCATTTTATTGAAATCGGTTTTACTTAAATTCCAGTTCACATCAACAATGTGGCTATTACGTTTTACATCGATGTAATAGCGACCACGACCGCCATCCATCTGCTGACGTTTCACATCATCACCCGGTGTTACGCCATAGCCGCTGGTCTGAGGATTTAGCTTTAACTTGTACATAACTTTCCTTCAGGTAATAAAAAAGCCCCAAAGGGGCTTTAAATAATAAGAATCTACAATTTATAAGTTGCCTAACCGTTCCATTTCTTCCCAACTATAATCAGTCAACCAATAAGGTTCGCCTTCTAATTGATCATATTCACGAAGAGGTCTTCGGGCTTCAACCATTTGCCATGGTAAATCAACCACAGCTATTCTAACTGGTACATAATCATTGAAATACTCGTAAAAATAAATTGCGCTCTCTACTGCAGAATCAAATTGTCTAAAGTACTTTAAAAATACATTCGTATCTTCATTTTCAGATGGCTCTGTCAGTTTTGATTTACAGAAATCCATAATCTCTTTAGTTTTATTAATATCTTCATATCGAACATATTTTTTATATAATCTATTAAGTACCAAAGGCCACTCAAAATCATTTGGAAATTTTAAAGATAATTTTATGAGTGCTTCAAAGAACTTCTTTACATCATTAGGAACACCTGATACATACATACTACCACCACCCCAGAATCCAACCTCACTCTGATGCATCGCAATTTTCCCTTATTTAATAAAGTATTTAAAACTTAAGAAATCGATTTAATAATAGTTTCTTTACCATCTTCAAAAATCTCTTTCACTACAAACTTGCAGTAAGTTCCATCTTGAGATGGTTCAGTCAGTAAAGCTGGATTCACAAAATCTTTGATCTGTTTAAAACGGATCAATTCATAATTTCCATTTCTTTCCAAGTGATAGTCCATTTTTACATCACAACTATACATAGTAGTTGACCCAATAACAGAAGTAAGCCTGAAAGTTAACTTCTTATTTGCGGGTACTTTAAACTCAAAAAACTCTTCACCATTATTTAAACTGATTGTGGGTTTAGGCATATTTAATTTTTTGGGCTCATGCATAGAGCCATACTTTGTTAAATTATTTGAAATCTGCTTAGTTATTAGGTTTTTTGAAATTTTTTCACCCTTATTATTTTGATAAGTAATATAGAACTGCACCATGGGTACATTACTTCTATAAACCCTTAAATTCGCTGTATCACCTGCTATTTCATCTTGATACATATTTGTAGATCTTACGAGATTATTTACCGCAGGAATGGCACATCCCGTAAGGCTTAAAAGTATTGTCGGAATTACAATTATTTTTTTCATGTCATAACCATCAATTTAAATGCAAATAGACTCTATCACCTTGAAATTTAAATATTATGAAAATGAACCCTCCGAAAAGGGTTCAAATTATTAAGTACGATTCCGTCTTGCTGTCGTATTCTCAGTCAAAGACCGACTAATGGTTGAGTTTGGATTTGCGATTTGGTCACTTACAAGTTTCGGTACCTTTCTTGGAAGCTGCTTATCCAGTTCATCTGTAACAATGATCCGGACTGTTTGCTCATCCAGTTGTTCAGCTTCAACTGTCGCTCCACTCACCTGATTAATCACTTCAATTTTGAAATTGATTGTCGGTGTAGAAGGTTCAATTGAAGGCATAATCTCAGCTTGAGGGCGTGAAGTACGTCCTAAAGTAAAATCCTGAACATCATCCAGATTTGAACGATCCTGAACTAAACCATTTGAAGAAAAATAGACTTTACCATCATGGAATAGGTCAGAACTTGCCGAAGAAGCTAACTTAGGTGTGTCTCTATTACCCTTATAGATAATCTGAGTATCTTGAACTGGTTGATTAAAGATGTCAGCCTGCTTTTGGCTTTCTATAAAGGCATTAGAACTCATCAATGCACGGCGCATGACACTATCTGCCGAGGCATTGTTATTGAGAAAAGCTTCAGGGTTTGCACTCTTACGCATTTTCTCAACTAAACCAACACCGCCCCATCTTTTAATGTCTTCTTGGGACCAGACCACCTCACCTTTATGGACAATACCGGCAGGTTCATATTTTCCACCAGATCCAGTGTAACCACCGTCAGCAAAACCTTGATCTTTAATTGCCCGGATGTTTGCAATGATGCTTGCACCTTGAGCAATAGCACTAGCAATCAAAGGAATGTTTTTTGGAAAACCTACCTTTGCTGCCTGAGCAATGCTTTGCTGAATCGCAATACCAGCAGCTGCAATCGCATAAGCTTTATCAGCGGCGAACATGATCTTATATGCTTTAGATTGCTCTCCAAACATTGAACCAAACATAGATGTAAGAGAACCCATCATTTGGCCACCAAATGCAATTTGAGTGTTCAAGCGGTCTTGCTGATACTTATCTTCAATATCCTGAGCATTCTTTGCATATTCGGCAGCAATCTGATTACGTTGATCTTGAGCAGCTTGAATGATAGCTGTTTTCTGATTTTCGTAATCCTGCTGACTTATAAGCTGTTGCTCAAATTGTGCGTTTAAAGCCTCAATAGAATTTTGTTCATTTAAATTAACCACACCTTGCTGACTATCAAGTAGATTTGTCGCGGCACTTAGGCGGCTAGATCGTTCTTGATCTAGTCTATAGAACTCACCACTGCCATTCATATCAGCTTGAATACCACCCCATGCTTGACCAGCTTTTGCTGCACGATCAAGTGCTTCTAATCGTTCTTGATCACGTGATAATGCCAGTCGCTTACGTTTTTCCTCCTCATCTTTTGCTGTTTTAGCAATTTCTTCTCGCTCCAATCGGTAGCGTTCTTGCATTGCCTCAGTTTCTGAAAGCAAGAATAATTTAGCTTGAAACAAACGTTGCTCTTGAGCAAGTTTTAGTAAACCTAATTCTTGTTGCTTTTGCAATTTCAGGCCATCTAAAGCAACCTTTCTTTGATCTTCAGAGAGTTTGCCTTCAGCAACTAATCGCAAAGAATTAGTTTCATATGTGTAATCAAGCTTTTGTTCTTCAGTCCACTTATAACCATTTACTTCAAAATCAAATTGCTTCTGAGCTAACTTGTCTTCAGCATCATAACGCTCATTAATTTTTGGGATTAAATTTGATTGACCTAAAATGGTTGCTTTGTTGATTTCCTCCTCACGTTTTTTGCTTCTAGCAACTGTTTCTGAATCATATGTTGCTTGGAGCTGCTTAACTTCCTCAAGAGTTTTAGCACGTGCCTTATATGCTTCATCTTCGAACTTCGAAAGATCGCCGATTGCTTTTGAGGCTGCTTCGGGGTTATCCCCTAAAATTTTACTAAGCTGATTATAGTAAGAGTCTTGTTTGGCTAAATGCTGTGAAGCTTTAGCTTTGCCAAGCTTTTTCCCGTCATAGTCCCAGCCAACAAAATTTTTGGCAACAATTCTCTCTAAACTTCGATAGTCTAAATCGTCATTAAGAAGAGCTGCTTTAGATTTACTATAACTTTTATCGGTCATCGCCTCTTGCACAGCATGTTTAGCCATTGCATCCAATGCATCTTGAGTTTGCTGGATTTTACCGTTTTTATCCAAGACTCCTTGCCCTTGTAAAGACTGCATTAATTTAGTTGAGCGACTTTTTTGCCATGATAAAAATCCAGTATTTGTATAACCATTATTTTCATCCTTATGGCTACCAAACATTGCCTCATTTCTAAAATCAGTCTCTCGTCCAACTTGAGCTGTCATTACACGAGCTTGTTTATCGCCTAAGCCTGCATTTCGAAATGCCAGATACACTCGTAGCATATTTCTCACTCGCTCATCATTTCCAGCAAGTAGAACAGCTTGTTTGGCAGACTCTTTGGTTTGTTTTTCAACCTCTTTTGTTTGCTTTCTGCTAGATTCGGTAATACTTTCTTGTAAGTCCTTGGCTTCCTTCTGCTTCTTATACCAAGCCTCAAAAATTGCAGCTTCCTGACTAGTTAAACTTCTAGTCATCGGAATTTTATTGTCGGTATAAAACTCTGATGCCGCACGCGCCTTATCAAGACCCTTTTCGCCACCACCAAATGCCTTAGTGTTTTTTATAAGAAAATCATTTTTCAGAATATCTTTGTTGGCGTTGTCTCGTAACTTATTTAACTTTTCTTGTGCAGCGACTTGGTTATTTAATTCATTTGTTTCTCCTTGTTGAGCAGCAAGTACAGTTTGATGTTGCTTTAGATACTCATTACGCAAGTCATTCTGTTTCTTTAGCTCTGCATTAGCCTGATTCAACGCAATTTTAGACTGATCCGTTTTAGTAGCATGATCCTGTAACCCCTTGATATTTTCAGCAGGAATTTTGGCTGTACTATTGAACTTACTCACAGCATCAGTTGCTGAAATTTGATTTAAAGAATATGCCTGAATTACCTTATTCAACGATTTAACTTGTTCTTCGCTACCACCATTTAACCGAATGAATTCCACTTGTGCTCGTAATGAATCAAGCATTTGTGTTTTCATGTCAGTGAAATTTTGAGTAGCGACTTTTGTTAAGTTTGTTTGAATTGTTAATTGCTTAATTGATTCGGCCGTTACCTCAACATGTTGTCCAGAAGTAGCATTTAAGAGTTTTAGAGCAGTATTACCCTGCTCAATCTTATTTTTAGATTCTGCTACCGCACTAGAGAACTCAATGAGTTTATCAATTTGGTTCTGACTAAAACGACCAGATGAAATCATCTTTTTTAAGAGATCACCTGCATCGCTTGCACCTGTAGCAATAGACTTAATGGCATTTTGATAATCTTCATAATCACTGCCAGATAATTTAAATAATTCCTTTTGGATATAAGCAAAACGTTTGATAGCTCCACTAGCATCATCAATTGCATCATTTTGCTGCTCAATCTCTTTGCGTAACCGCACACCCTCTGTTAAAGCTTGCACAGTATTTAACTTTATGTACTTATCTGTTAAATCACTAACCGAGTCAGATTGTGTTGCAAGAGACTCTTTGACTTCATCCGAACTGCTGCTTAGTAAATAGAAAGATGCGGCTGTTGCTGCAATTGCTAAACCCATTGGGCTAAAAATCGCCATAAGCGCTGACTTTGCTAAAGCTAAACGGCTAGTAGCAACAGATTGCGCTGTTAAGGCTGCTGATAATCTAGATGAAGCTGCAGACTGTGCTGTTTCCGCAGCAGCAACCTCTAACGCAACTTGAGCTTGTAATCGTCCAAGCTGAGCCATTCGTGTGATGGTAGCCGTGCGACCTTGTTCAGTGATTTGGGCTTTTAAACGAACTTTTTCGAGTTCTATTTCTGCCATGATCTGAGCATGAGTAGCTTTGATGTTCGTTAGTGTCACCTGTGTACTTTGTGCTTCGGCAAGCGCAGATTCCACTTCAGCTTTTGCTGCTGCAATATTTGCATTACGTTCAGCAATTGTGGCAAACACTTGTTTGGTTGACGCAGCAATGCTCGCTTGTACAGCAACCGTTTTTGTTAAAACGGCTTTTGTCATTAAGCCAATACCTATGGCAAATTCACTTTCTGGAATTAAATTCCAATTATTTGCTAATAACTGAATCGATCCTGATAAAGCCTGTGCTGCTCCGCTTCCTTTACCAGCCTCTCCTACAAATTTAGTAATTTCATTATTAAGTAAAGTTAAAGATTGACCAATTGTAATGTCAGTTTTAGCAAAAAGAGCATCAACTTCATCTTGGACATTTTTAAGTGCTTTAACGATTTCCTGTGAAGTGATTTTTCCTTCAGCAGCTACTGAACGTAATTCACCTACTGTAATACCCATACCTTTAGCAATAGCCTTTGCTAGTGCTGGCGTTTGCTCCATAACGGAGTTAAGTTCTTCACCACGTAATGTGCCGCTTGCTAAAGCCTGCCCAAATTGGACTAAAGCTGCATCCGCCGCTTCTGCGCTTGCTCCACTAATAGCCACTGCTTTTGACACTGTTTCAGTCAAACGTGCAGTGTCATCCATGGTTAAATTCAGTGTTTTAGCATTGTCACTAAAACGTTGGTACACCTGTAAAACAGAATCCCAAGCTGAATAGGTTTTTTGAGCAATTCGGAAAGTGTCTTCCGTTGCTTTATTTAGTTCAACTTGATTATTAGTGACCAGCTTAAGGCGGTTTTGTAGTCCAGTATATGTATCCATCTTCGAAATGGCAGAACTTACTGTAACTAGCCCAGCCATATACCCAGCTAGTGCACGAGTAGCTACAGATAAGCCATCCATAGACTTAGAAGCATAATCACCTTTACGCTCAATGCTATCCAGTTCATTGCCTAGATTACGCGCATTACGTTCAGCATTTTGCGAATCAATAACAATGACCAAACGGGATTCTTGTGCCATCTTACTTTTCCTCTAGGCAATAAAAAACCGCCATAAAGGCGGTCATTAATCAAAAATAAAAAACCTGATCTAAGTCAAGTTTTTAACAAATCATTTTGAATTCATTTCAATTTTTCTTTACATGCCGGTGTTGCCAAAGATAAATCATCATCTTTTTTCATATCATAACCACCACCAATTGCATAATTTAATTTCATAGAGCTGAGTGTTTCGTCTTGCACTTTCCAGAAGCTGCCATCCTGTGAATAGAGTTTATCTTTTGATTTTTTAACAGACATTACTCTCGCTGTTCCCATTCCATCCTGACAAATAACACCAGTTCCATCGGCATTTAACTTTAATGTTCCTACTAATCGATCATATTGTCCGGTCCAATAACCGCTATTCTGAACAGAGGTGGCTTGCACTTCAAAAAAATTAGCAGTAGACATACACCCTGCTAAACCTAATATTAAACTTAAAAAAATAATCTTTTTCATGAAAATACCCATTTTAATAATGAGTAAAATTTAACAGTTAGGGCATAAAAAAACCACCCGAAGGTGGTCTTTTAAATCAGGCTATGCATGTAAAAGTTTTTCAGCACCAGCAGCCAAGAAAGCCGATCGAGTAGTATATCTCTTACCTTTACCTACATTCTCATCAATTTTACGAATCAAACGGCTTGGTAAAGTAACATTGATTTTTTCTGGTTTACCCAGATAACGACTAACATCAACTTCGGTAACCGCCCAGATCATTCCTTTATATTCAGGATCATCGACAAATTTAACTAGTTCGGAAGCTAATGGGATTTCCTCACCATCTTCAGCCAATATTTCTAAATGGCCTGAAATAGCTTCTTTAACATTCTCAATAGCTTCTTCAAGTGTGTCACCAGCACTAAAACAACCTGGAATATCAGGAACAGTGACACCAAATGCCTCAGTATCTGATCCTCGTTCAATTGCAATTGGATATAACATCTCAACACTCCATGCCCTTGGCATAAACATATCGCCCACTGCGTTATGATTAGTTGTAAGGGATATAGTATTTAAAGTCGGGAAACAGCGGGTCAATTTAGACCCGCTTGTTTCAAAATGCTTTTAACAGTTCCGTTTGGTAAATCCTTTTTAGGATGTGGGATTGTAACTAACCCCTTTTTGGTTGGGTGTTTAAAGTGATGATGACTTCCTGAAACCCTAACCTCATACCAACCATCTGCTTCAATCATTTTGATTAAATCCAGACTTTTCACACCAATCCCTTATTAACTTGATGAGATAATAATAACCCTAGAGTTATTATATGTAAATAACTCTAGGGTTACTTTTTTGAGGACTTGGAATTTATTTTTTTATGGGCTTCATCTAAAAACAAGTTATCCAATGCAAAAATACAGTCATTAAAGATATGAGCAGCCACTGGCAAATCATTATGCTCTGCATAGACATTGATTGCCTGCTGATCTAAAGATAAAGGGATACCCTGCTCATATCGTCTGGATCTGGCAATAGTACTAAATGCCGAAAGAATTGAATCAGCCGCATAAGAATATTCTGGCGGATCAGGAATACGACCACCTAAGAACTTGATTTGCTCGATTTCGTGCGGCGTTTTCGACGCATACGTTTTTTGGTATTTGTAGAGCTCGATAACGGCTTGAAACCTTAATTTGAAGAAATGGCACCAGAATTCATTTTGTGCTCAGAATATATTGAGCATCTGACATATTGATTTGCTTTTCAGGCATTTGTAGTACCTTTCGCTACGTTTCCTTTGCACCCCAAACCTTTTGTCTAGGTTCATCACCAACTAAGCGGATGCCTTGAGGACCACCTACATCAAATGTTGCCGTGATAGTCGCTGGACCCTCAAAAACACTACAATTCATTTTTACAGCGGTTAATCCAGCTAATGGAATACCTGTTTCCTCGTCACAAAGAGCAAGATGAGAAGATTTATCTGAAACTCTTTTAAGTACCAAATGTCTAACTTTTGATTCACTCATAAGCCAAACTCCATAAATGACAAAAGCGCCATTTGGGCGCTTATATAGGTGAAAATTGTGTCTTAAGTGAGTTTAGAATTACCTGTAATCGGCAATAATTACTCACAGTTAAATCCAGTTCCAACAAGGTCTTTTTTCAAATTTGAAACGAGATTTTGTTGTTCCTGCTGTTGTCCACTAAGATAATTTTTATCTAGAGTCTCTGCACCATCAATAGATTTATAAAGCTCTTTAGATTCCTCTAAATTGTCTTTTAAAAACGTGGTGAGGTTTAGTTTCGCCTGGGCAGCTCTACATAAATTATTTTTAGCTTCTAAACCTTGAGTAGCCTGTTTTACTTGACCAGTTGCAGGATCAAAAGAATATGCATTTGCCATTGCTGACTCCAAAGCTTCAGACAATCGATCATATTCTTTAAGATATTTTTGACTTGGTTCAGCTAAACAAGTGATGGAAATTAGGGTTAGACATACAAAAGCTATTGTTTTCATATTGTATAAATTCTGATGTTTTAAAAAATATAACATAAGAAAAATTACAGACCCAACTTTTTAAAAGCTTTTTCATCCAACTTTCTCAAATCATCTAAGCTATAGAAACGGCCTTCAGGATCAAAGAACTTATCAAAATCAAATTTCCCATCTTTATAGAGCTTAAAGCGCTTTGGCCCTAGCCACTCCCTTTGAAAGAAATCATCTGTTTTCTTAAAGAACTCTTTGAATGTGGTGTTTGCATCTAACTGTCCTATTAACTGGCTTCGCTCTTCTTTGGGGATGTCTTTAACTCTACGTTCGTCCATTACAAATGGCCGTTCACCGATAAGTTGACCATCTTTTTTAACTGGTACTAGTTCGCTGCGACAATTAGGATGCAACGGCGGTACACGTTTTGCCGGATCATCAATCCTCCAGACAGTACCGTCTAAATGAGCACAAAGCTTAGATGTTCTTCCATCCAATACACTAATAAAACGAACATACTCAAAACCTAACTGTTTGAAAGTATCTAAATACGTTTGATTAGCAACATGACTACGAACTGTTCTTACGGTACGTTCAATATCCGTCTTAGAGCTACTTAAAAGCCCATCCTCATAATTAAGGCGCTTGGTGCCGCGAATACGCTGAACTATTTCCTGATTTGTTTTACCTGAGTTAATGCCATCCCGAATTGCATATTCAACTTTTTGGCGTGCAGTCTCAGCAATCTTGGAAAGAAGATCATCAACTAATGCTCCACCTACTAAGGGTACTTTTTTAGCTGCTGCATATACCTTTTCACCATTTGGCTTTTCGATCTTGCCTCCATATAGCTTCGCCGTGTAATTAGCTTCATAAACTGCCAAGGCAGTAGCAGAAACAGCGAAAGCTTCAGGTAATGCAGTGTTTATTGCAGTAAACCACTGGGAGATTAGATCACGAACTTCCTTCAGATTTGACGTTGTGTACTGTCCACTTGCTAGAGCCATCTTTTCAGAATCATTTAATTCATCAAGCAAATCCCGAAGCTTTGCCAACATTAATATTGACTCATCATTAAAGATTTTTAGTAGCTCATTAACAGATTGAGAAGACACCCGATATAAGTACGCCTGATGTTGGGTAAGTACTTCAATCAATGATTTATCTTCTTTTGAAGCCATACATCACCTCTACAAAGGAGTGTTATCTCGCTCTATTTCTACCCGCTTCACTTCTTCCTGATAGTCGTGAGCTGGTAATTTACCTGTCATTAGGTATTCCCAATATGTGCGGAAAGAGTTTTTCCCTGAAATAGCACCCTCATAAAGCTGTTTTGCAAGATTAATATCCGTGACCTGCACAATAAACTCAGGTTCAACCGTAAATGAATATTTTGTCGAATCCAGCTTTAACCACTGCGCTGCATACTTAATGGCTTGTTCAATTGCTGCAGCTGCACACATCACGATACTGTGAAGACTTGCCTGCTGGTCATCCTGACGTGCACGGCGTGCCTCACCTGATTCTTGTGTATTGGTATCAACTACTTTAGCCCCAGCTTCTAATGCTGAATTCTTTTGCGCATCCATTTCCTTTTTAGTGAGTTCAATGCCGTTACCTGAAATTTCCAAATAACCACATTGTGAATTTAGAGGAAGACTCCAGACAGCCATAACACCAGTAACGCTAATATCATCATCATCGTCATCATCAAGGCCACTAATCCAAGGTTGCGGATGGGCCGTATGGTGAAGAGACTGGTAATAATCTGCACTGAGCTGGTAATACTTCAGAGCAGCCTTGGCCATTGTCAAAAGCGGTATGGTACCTACATCCGGAGAATTACTAGTGGCACCGCAGAAAACAAATGGTGTGAAAGAAAGTTGATTACCGCCGAGATCGGGAGTTTTATCCTCCACATTTGAACCATCGAACAATCGGACCGCTAATGCTCCATCATCCATAGATAGAACGCGGTGAACCGTTTTAGTTTCGTGCCCGAATTCATCTTCACTATTATCAAATTGCTCCTCGAGCACTAACAGTTTTAGATCTTTACGACCACCGATACGGTTTTCCTTCCAGTTGATAATAGATAACGCATCATATAAGGCGAAATATGGCACTCCGTTAGCATCAACATCGACAAGCAGCCCACAGCGCCCAAACTCTAGCAACTCTGAACAAATGCGAATAAAGAGCTGTTTAAGCCCAAAACCGTCATTTGTTGCATTCTCTATCAATCCTTTAAGTAGAGAACTTTCAATCACTATATTCGGCTCAAGCTTTGAAACTAACCCGATCATTGTGCGTAATGCGTCCTGAACCCATAGCGGATACTGAGCTCGACTTAGATAGGCCTTATAAATCTCTCCAGTCGTATCACCTTGCTTTTCAGCCTCAATCATTCCGGCCGATTTAGCTAGGTACTTTGTATGTGCCTGTTTGATCTGCTCTTCACCAGCAACGGCGTCACGCATAATCAACCAGCTTTTTTGTGCAGCAATATACTGCGGATG